TTAATAGTTTTCCATAATATCAGCTACACTTGATTTCATTTTCTTTGTGACATGCGTATAAATTTGGGCAGTAGTTTTAGCGTCTGCATGTCCTACACGTTCCATGATTGATTTTAGCGGCACGTTATTCTCTGCTAGACGGCTAATAAGAGTGTGACGGAAGATGTGGCTAGTAAGTTTTTTTGTAATTGGGTCTTCCAATCTTTCATTAGCTTTTTTTAAAGCTAAGTTGAATGAGTTAGTCTGAATTGGAACACCGTTTTTTGTTGTAAAAAGGTATCCCATATCTCTATATCTATGATTTGTATTTTTTTCTAGTTCGTTCATAAATTCTAACTCTTGTAGAATTTCAAGTTCTCTACTTGTCATGATGGTTTCACGATAAGAAGCTAATGTCTTTGGTGCTGTCTTTTCCCCGTTACGATATCCTTCTGTATGATCAAATGTTCCGTGCAATTGCAATATTCTTGACTTAGATTCGTAGTTGCACGGCTCAATGCTGACAGCTTCACCGATACGACAACCGTTCAAACTGATAAACTCAGCCAACAAACCAAGTCGGTAAGTGCTAGGTCTTCTGTACAATTCTTTCAATAATGGTTTAATTTCATCTTCTTCAAGATATTTTTCTTCAGCCTTTTTCCAGTCTTCAAGAGTTTTCTTTACCCTTGGGAGTTTAGCACGTCTTGCAGGATTATCTTGGATAATATCCAAACCAACAGCATAATCAAATGCTAAGTTTAGCATAGACTTATTACGCTCTTTTTTATTCCTAGAGCAATCTAGGTTATCGAGATAATTCTGAACGTATTTAGGATCAATATTCACTACTTTAACACCTATTCCAAAAGTTTCCCTTATCTCTTCGATGTTACCCCTCAGAGAAGCTACAGACGACCTTTTAAGTTCTTTCTTATAAAACGCCCACCATTCATCTAAAAGTTCCGTGAAAAGTAACTCAGAGGCCTTTAATTGCGCTATTTTTTCTGTTATTTTTTGTTCAAGGATTTTTCGAGCTGCTTTATAAGCTCTTGAATTATCCTTCTCCATAGTAACGGATACAGGTTTCCATGTTCCAGTGTAAGGATCTTTATAATTTTCACGAAATTTGAATTTACCGTTATCAGTTTCTTCTATCCACATTTGTTTTTTACCTCATTTTCTGTTAAAATAGGTATAGTAAAGAGACCTACTGCGAAGCAGGTTTTTACTATACTGTCTTGCCTCACGCTCAGAGTCGCCAAACTTTGAGAGCGTGGGGCTTTTTGTTTTAGATTAACTAATTATCGATATTTTCAAGCAATTGATGTTCGTTGAACAATAGTGCTATCTGGTTTTTATCTTGCTCAATATCTTGTTGAAACGCATTATATTCATTGCTACCTTTTTTATATTGATCTCTCATAATTGTATTGTATTTTACAATGTCTTCTAAATGTCTAATCTCTAATAAATTGTTATTGGCCTTATAAGAGTTGTAATTCCATCCGTGGAACACTCTATCCATGTTTGGTAATTCACCGATATATCCTTTATACGAATGTATTTCCCAGAGGATTTTGTACTCATCGTAAAGAACTTTCCCCGATAGTGTTAAAGTAATACACCCTTCTTTATTCTTTTTAAGCAATCCATCTCGAATAAACATATCTGTAGTTTTTTTAGTATTTAAATGATAATCGTAGAAGAAGTAGCGTGGTGGTTTACTTGTCGGTTTTCTGGGGTTTTTAGTACGCCCCCACCACACCAACAATAAAATCTCACGTAGTTTGTATCCTACACCTGTTATGTATGTATCATCATATCTTTTCCCGCTTGGATTTACTCTATACTTATTTAAGTCGGGATAGCTTGGTGACTTTATATTAGTAGTCGATTCGGTAATTTTTACAACCTTTTCAGCTACAGCCTGATTATTTTTCTGTTTTAGAGTTTTAACTACCAAATTCCAAAACTTCATATCAATCTCCTAACCTAAATTCTTTAACCATCACTCATGAGCTATGATTTCCCGAATAATTTCCAACGACTTCACCAATAATTCTAAAGTCGCTATCTCTATCTATCGGTATATCTTCATACTTGCTATTTAAACTGTGCAGAAATGCCCCCTCGTCATTTATAAGTAGCTGTTTGATATAAGCGTCACCATAGTATTCAAAGACGCCTATATCGCCATCTGTAAGCTCTACGGATAGTTTAACGAACACATAGTCTCCAGAGTGATACTCTGGTTCCATAGAATCGCCATGAACCGGTATGACAAAATCAGCGTCATAATCGACTGGTAATTCAATTGTTTCTACTTGTACATCATTTAGATACTGACCTGTACCAGCTGAAGCTGCGTGGTCGTAGTAATTGTAGGTGTAGTAGGTGGCTTGTGGTTCTTCTACTATATCCTTATTGCTTTCTACTGTGTTTTGTTGTTCTAATTGTGTTTCGACATAATCAAGAACGTTTAGTTGTCGCTTGTGTTCTAATTGAGAAGAAGTAGAAGTGATTTTTTGTAGAGTAGATGGGATGAGTTCAACTTGGGGGTTTGTGGGAGAAGAGGAATAGTCAAAAAGCTGTTGTGGCTCTATTTTCAGTGCTTTAGCATATTTTCGAATATCTACTTCGTCAAGTTGTCTATTACCATTTTCGTGATTAGAAATTGTATTTTGTTTAAATCCAGTTAGTTTTGCTAACTCTTTTTGGGTCATTTTTTTGGATTTTCGAATTTCTTTGATAGAATTTCCGAGAATATTCATAATATTTTTCCTTTCTCTACTATAAATATAACATCAAGAAACAAAAAAGTAAATAAAAAAATCTCAAAAAGAGATAAGAAATAGTTGACAAAATATCTCGTTTTGAGATATAATATAATCAAGCTTAAGGAATTAAGCAAAGCGAAAGGAGGTGGGGGAATGACGAAAAAACAACGTTTAAAACAGGAACATCTCAAACCTAAAAAGCGTTTAAGAGAAGAACGTTTAAAACGTGAATACACAGAAATGTATATGGCTGATTTAATTGGTTTAAAAAATAGAAAAGGTTACTCTGAGAAAGAAGATGGTTTACAGCCTTTTAAAGATTATGAAATGGCTATCATTTCTCAAAAATTTAATGTTTCAGAGAGTGAATTATTTTTTTAAACAAAAATATCTCAAAACGAGATAAATCGTACAACGCTAGAAAGGACAATATGAATCAACTAATTAACGTAACACTAAACGAAAATCAAGAACCAGTTGTCAGTGGTCGTGATTTGCACAAAGTACTTGAAATTAAAACACAATATACAAAATGGCTTGAGCGAATGAGCGAATATGGTTTCGTTGAAAACGAAGACTTCATGGCTATTAGTCAAAAAAGACTAACAGCTCAGGGCAATCAAACAGAATATACAGACCACGTTCTAAAACTAGACATGGCAAAAGAAATAGCTATGCTTCAACGCAATGAAAAATCTAAAGAAGTCCGTAAATACTTCATCCAGGTTGAAAAAGACTTCAATAGCCCCGAGAAAATTATGGCAAGGGCGTTGCTGATGGCGGACAAGAAAGTGCATAAATTAGAGGCTCAGATTGAGGCAGACCGTCCAAAGGTGCTATTTGCTGATGCGGTTGAGGCTAGTGAGACATCTATCTTGATTGGTGATTTTGCTAAAATCTTACGTCAGAATGGTTATAACATCGGTCAAAATCGCTTATTCGCTTGGTTGCGTGAGAATGGCTTCCTGATTCGTAAAAATGGCGAGAGCTACAACATGCCGACACAACGAAGCATGGACATGAAGCTGTTCGAAGTCAAGGAACGGACGCACCAGGAGCCAAATGGCAGTATCCGTATCAGCAAAACTACCAAGATGACAGGTAAAGGCCAGCAGTATTTTATTAATAAATTTTTAAATGAGAAAGTGGGGTAGAGCATGAGACCAAAACGATATCCGTATCAAAAAAATAAATTAATTATCCAGTCGAAAAACGCAAAGACAAAAATTGAATTAGATAGCGGAAAAATAACTATCAATGCTGAAGAAATCAAGGTTGGTAATTTAGTAAACGAAATTTCAAAAGTGCAACTAGCCAAAGAAAAAGTATCTGAAACTATTGGTCAAGATAAAAAGCCTTTAGGTGACATCTATGCAAAAGTTGATTGGATTAACCAGGATGAATGTCTACAGCTATTAGCAACAACAAAAGAAAAAGCTGAAGAACTAGGTAAGTTAATTCAACAGCTTAATGATTTTAAAATTATAACTTCAGCTTCTGTGCAATAACTTTTGCGCCAGCATCATTTAACATTTCTTGCCAATTTGAAAATGCTGTTTCTTTAGCGATGAAATTATCAAATGTTTCCTGGTCAGCTCGCTTAAAGCTTTCTGAGTCAGTGATTTTTTCTGGACTATTTTCAAGCATTTCAGACAGCGAAGAAAAGCGACTTATAGAGCTAATATATGAATCAGGAAAAAGTTCATCAAGACTATAATTCCCTGCAACAGCTTGAGCTTTTCTTTCGAGTTCTTTTTCAAGTTTATCTAGGCCCTTTAAATCAATATTGATACTCATAACCTTCCCCTCCTTTCCGTAATTTTTGAATACAACGGTGAGAGGTCATATTCAAATAAATTATATCAGAAAGGAACGAAAGACACAACATATAGTTGTAAATATTAAACAAAACACAACATGTTGATTTTTCAATATAGATTATGTGGAAAAAAATTGAACAATTGATGATTGAGAGGAATCTCAATATGAACAAATTAGCAAAATTGACAGGGATTCACAAAAGCCACTTTAGCGATTTGAAAAGTGGAAGAATTAAACATCTGTCATGGCCGAACATGGTCAAGCTGTCCACAGGATTAAAAGTCAGCTTAGACGAATTTAGATAACAAAAAAAGTCCGATTGCCGTCGGACTCAAAACAAATTTTAATTTACTTAATTATAACATAAGAGAGAGGATATTAATATGCCAAAAGCAGAAATTACTTATAGAGCAGTTGATGTTAATGAAACAGCTTCTCATGGTGATTATAAACACTTGATTCAACAATGGGAGGGGTTGACAGTTGCTACTGCAAAGCAGTGGGCGACAGAAATGCGTGATCATCCAGACTTTAAACAGTTTGTATTAAATCCAACGCATAGAATCGTATTCATTGATTACGAAGGATTCAAACTGTTTGTACAGTGGAAATCTCGCAATCGTTATAAAACAAAAAAAGAGACACTGCCAGAAATGCTTGAAAATATTAAATTCGAAAAAAGAGTAGGAGTATAACATGAAACTATTAGATTTTATTTTTGCAAAACCAAAAAAACAGAAAAATCAAAGCGGAAAGGATGGAAATAACAAATGACAAAAGACAAGAGAACAGGATGGTTAGCTGAGTTAAATCCAGGAGATAAAATTATCTTAGTAAATAATCCGCGATGGTTTAAAACATCAAGAACAGTTAGAGCTGTTTCTAAAATCACACCAACAGGTCGAATCAATATTGATAACTTTCAATTTATGCCAGATGGCGTTTGTTTAAACGGCAACAATTATTATCTAGAAGAGGCAACTGATGAAGTTATATCAGAGGTTTTGAAAGAAAATGAATATAGACATTTTCGTAATTCAGTGATTGAAAAATTTGAATCAAAAATTAAAGAAGACGATTTACTGACAACAGATCAACTAAAAGCAATTGATACTATTTTAAATAACTAATTTTAGAAAGGAGGCACTCAATGCCAAACAACGCATCAGCAATCGAAAAAATTAAGAAGTATCTGCCTACAAAAGTATATTCAACTTCTGAGTTAGCTTTGACACTCGTTCAGACTTTAAACGGTTTGTATTAAATCCAACGCATAGAATCGTATTCATTGATTACAAAGGATTCAAACTGTTTGTACAGTGGAAATCTCGCAATCGTTACAAAACAAAAAAAGAGACACTGCCAGAAATGCTTGAAAATATTAAATTTGAAAAAAGAGTAGGAGTATAACATGAAACTATTAGATTTTATTTTTGCAAAACCAAAAAAACAGGAACCGATTAAACACGACACGCTTAGAGCATCATCTGAAAAGCAGTGGGCCGAATTTGATGCCTATATGAGGAAACAGTATGGACGACAAGCTTAATCAGATATTGATAACCATGCGAAACTACCGAACAAATGGTGATGATAATCAGTATTTAGAAGATATGGAGGCTATTTTAGAAAGCGAGGAATAATGCATATTGATGAAGTTAAAAACAACCAATTTTATCAGTTCCCACAGTGGTTGTTGAAAGAGCCGTACAACGTTCTGAGCGATAAAGCAAAACTGATTTACATGTTGCTATTTGATCGCAGAACACTATCTGTTGAAAATAAGTGGTTTGATGATGACGGCAAGGTTTATATGTACTTTACAAACGAGCAATTTATGGAACTACTTAAATGCTCAAATAAAACCGTAGTAAAAGCAAAAAAAGAATTACATGATTTAAGCCTTTTAAGAGAAGTTAGGCAAGGTATAAACAAGCCTAATCGCTTATATATCAATGGAAGTGTAGAAAGTACACTTCAAGACGTGTATAAATTACACCACGGAAGTGTAGAAAGTACACTTCAAGACGTGTATAAATTACACACAATCAATACTAATATTATCAATACTAATATTATCAATACTAATATATCTAATTATTATGATGATAAAGGGACTAGTTTTTTAGAAGAAATTGAAAATCTTTGGGGGAGACAATTTAACGGTTACGAGGTGCAACAAATCAATAGATTTTTACTAGAAGAACACATCTCAAATGACTTGCTAAAAAAAGCTATCGAAACCTCTCTTGCTAACGGTGCAAGAAACATGAATTATGTCTCAGCGGTGATTAATAACTGGATTGACAGCGGTATAACAACAGTCGAGCAAGTTGATGCTGCACAAGAACTTAGATTAAAGCAAAAATCTAAGACTAATAGCAAAGACGAAGAGGTAAGCGAATATGATACTTGGTGACGAAGATGCACTTGCTAAAATCGCTATATCTTATCAACAAAACACCAAGAAAGAAGATGCTGTCTGTGAAAAACACGGTTGTAGGTACATCACAGTCCTTAAGACTGGTTTGACAGTATGTCCAGATTGTCACAGAGAAGAATTAGAAAATCAAAACACTTTGCACGTCCAAAAGCAATATGAGAGAGAACTTGAAAACAAGCGACTGTACTATCTCAAAAAATTATCAATTATGGACGACGAGTTGGAAAATGCATCATTTGACAATTTTAGGGCAGACACGCCAAAGCATAAAGAGGTGCTTTCTTGGGCTAAGGCAATGGCTAACGATTGGTTTATTGGCGGCAAGGGAAATATCATCATGACTGGCAAAGCTGGACGAGGCAAAAGTCATTTAGCTTATAGCATCATTAGGGGATTGTCTGATAAAACGAAAAAATTAGGCTTGCTTGTAAATGTCACTGACTTACTGTCAGAGATAAAGCGAGATTTTAGCAAGGAAGCATTTTGGATGGATAAGCTAAAAGATGTCGATTATCTGGTGCTAGATGATCTAGGTGCCGAAAAAGTTAGTGACTGGTCCACAAGCATTATTTACAGCTTGCTTAACAAGCGCACAAACACAATCATTACTACCAATCTGACACCTGCCGAAATCAGAAAAATTTATGGCGAGAGAATTGCATCACGCATTAGAAAAGGCTGCGACAAAAGCCATATCATGGAATTTGATGGCATGGATGACGAAAGGATGAAGCTATGGAATTGACATTAACAACATTTTTCGGGCTATCCGAAGAACATGCGGCAAAAATCATGGCATTAGATGAAGATGTCCGAACAAAGAAAATTGAAGAATTAAGAGCATGGAGAGAGTGCTCAAAAATCACGTTTTGAAGGGGGAATTATGGGATTACTAAATCATCTAACAGACTTAGAAAAGCGAGTGTTTTGCTTTATCCCCATTGGGGCAGAGCGAAAAGTGTCTAATCAAGACATTCAGAAAGCTTTTGGGATATCCGACAGAGATGTCAGACAGACAATCTATGATTTAGTCCAAAAGGGTATACCCGTTGTCGCTAGCAAAAAGAAGCACGGCGGATATTTTATCGCGACCACAGAAGAGGAGCGTCAAGAAGGGCTTAGAGCTAATAAAAGTCAAGTTAATTCAGAAGTGAAACGAATTAAAGCAGTTGAAGGTGTTGATCTAGATGAATTCGTAGAAATAGCTAATGAGGTGCGAAATGGTTGGAATCAGAATTAACGGTGAGCTCGTAACCTTTGACAGCAATTTTAGAGATGCGCTTATCTTTACGATTGACTGTCTTAGAGGCAGCGAAGAACCTACGCTAAAACAGACTTATCAAACCTTTAAAGACTACACAGACGAAGACCTGATGGATTATATCGAAACAGAATTTGATGTACGTCCAGAACTAATCGTTAATCGCAAGATTGACAGCAAGTGGTCCATTAAGCAACACATTTTAGATGATTAAAACATAGAAAGAGGAAATAAATGGCTTATTTATATGAACTCGAAGGAATCGCCGCTTATCTGGAAAGCTTAGATTTAGATGACGAAACCTTCCAAAATACGCTTGACAGCATTGATTTTCAATCAGACTTAGAAAATACCATTGAGTATTTTGTCAAAATGTTAAAAAATGCTCAAGCTGACGTCGAAATGTATAAAGCCGAAAAAGAAGCTTTTTACAAAAAGCAAAAGCAAGCAGAAGCAAAAGTGGAAAAATACAAAGAGACAATCAGGCGTGCAATGGAATTGAGCCAAAAGAAAAAAGTTGACGCTGGAATGTTTAAGGTGTCTTTGCGAAGAAGCAAAAAAGTAGAGATTTTGGACGAAACAAAAATTCCTCTTGATTACATGCAAGAAAAAATTGAATACAAACCAATGAAATCTGAGATCTCGAAAGCTTTGAAATCTGGAATTGATATATCTGGAGTTGAACTAATCGAAACAGAAAGTTTGCAGGTGAAGTAAATGACCATGACTTTTGCAGAATTGCAGACAAAAATGCAAATAACAAAAACGACAAAACAAGGCGTTAAATATACATTTCGCAATGCAGAAGATATTTTCACACACTTTAAAACGCTAAATAGTGGGTGGGAGTTAACGGTATCTGACGAGTTAGTGGAATTGATTGGTAGAATTTTTATCAAAGCAACAGCAACGGCTAGAATCGGCGATGAACAACACCAAGCAACAAGATATGCTGAATTAGACAGCGTTCCTGTTTTAAATACTAAAGACTACAAAACAGGAGAACCTAAACAGGTGCAACAAATGCAAGTCCCACAATGGACCGGTGCAGTGAGTTCGTACGCAGGCAAGTATGCCTTGCAAGGATTGTTTGGCATAGGGGAGGAGGATGTAGAAGCGATTGTTACAGAAGATACGCAACGCAAAGAACAAAAAAACTCCCAACCGACAACCTTTAAAACTCCTAAAATAAGCAATATCCAAGTCGAGACTTACAAGTCTGATTTAAATGATATTGCGAAAGCCACAAATCAAAATGTCGAAGAGTTAACAAAATGGCTAACAAATACCTTAAAAGTTAAATCACTGGAAGATTTACGCACAGAACAGATTGTATCGACTGATGATTTGATTAATAAATTAAAAAAGAGAGCAGGGCAAAAAAATGATTAATAATGTAGTACTAGTTGGTCGCATGACCAAGGACGCAGAGCTTCGCTATACAGCGAGTCAAGTAGCTGTAGCTACGTTCACACTTGCGGTAAACCGCAGATTTAAAGAGCAAAACGGGGAGAGAGAAGCAGATTTCATTAATTGTGTTATCTGGCGACAGTCTGCTGAAAATTTAGCCAACTGGGCTAAAAAAGGTGCTTTGATCGGAGTTACGGGTCGTATTCAGACACGTAACTACGAAAACCAACAAGGACAACGTGTCTATGTAACAGAAGTTGTTGCAGAGAACTTCCAAATGTTGGAAAGTCGCAATCAACAATCTGGTCAAGGTAACTCTTCGCAAAACGATAACAGTCAACCGTTTGGCGATTCAAACCCAATGGATATTTCAGATGATGATCTGCCGTTTTAAATGATATGGCTAACAGATATAGACAAAGGATATATGCGGTCTACGACGGAGACTCTTTTGTAGATGTTGGCACAAAGCATGAGTTAGCAGAAAGACTTGGTGTTACCGCTGACACAATAGTTTTTATAGCGTCGCCAGCTCATAAAAAGAGGAGACCGGATGGCAGACACGCAGAGTTTATAGGATACGAAGACGAATTGGAGGAGTAGTGGTTAAGTTTATAATACCGATTGAGCCAAAACCGCAAAAACGCCCACGCTTTAGCAGATGGAGTGGAGCTTACGAGGATGGAGATATGATGGCATGGCGGAAGCAGGTCACAGACTATGTTAAAAACAATTACGAAGGGCCTTATTTTGACGACGGTTTAAAAGTTGATGTTACTTTTTATCTAAAAGCACCAGAATTGGTGTCTAAAAAGCCGTCAGAGCGTGCCAGAGATAAGACTAAACAAAAGTATCAGGATTATATAAATGAGCTCTTATATGTGCCGAAAAAACCAGATTTAGACAACCTTGAAAAAGCAGTCTATGACAGCATATCAAAAGCAGAAATTGTGTGGACAGATGACAACATCATTGTCGAGCACACTACACGTAAGCTGTATAGCCCAAATCCCAGAATCGAGGTAAAAATAAACGAATTATGACACTAGTAGATGATTTTTACAAACAAATGGAGCCGTCAATTAAAGCGTTTTTAGACGATAACATTACCATCGCAGACAAAGAAGAAGCTGACAGAGTCTATAGATCTGTCAAATACTATAAAAAACTAAACAGATTGCCGCCACCTGATGTATTGGAGTGGTTCCAACGAATTTACACGACAGAGGAAATGATAATGTTAATCAAGCAGTCTTACCGCCTTAAACAAAAAAAGACAGATGAGGATGACAAGATTTACGAAAAGTGGATGTTTAAAAACTACGGTGACGTTAAGCTCGTTAAAAAAATCAAACGCATAAACGCATTAGCTAAGGCTCGGGAGATGGGTCTATGAAAAGACACAGACAGTGGCATAACGATATTAAATATACACCTAGATCTTACGATAATCTGTTGCCTTACGATATATCAGAGCTGTTAATAGCTCACAGATGCAAAATAAAGATGTCTGATGAGGTTTTAGCAGACAAGATAGGTATTTATACTTGGCAATTAAAAGCGCTCTTAGAACGCAGAATATTGCCAAATGAGAGCGAGTGTAAATTGATTATAAATTTTTTGAGAGAGGTGGAGAGATGCTGACGGAAGATACGTTTAAAAAAATTGAGGAGCTTGAAGCTGCTTGTCAGGATACGACAGATAACATTAAAAAACCATCACACTATCAAGGCAGGCATGGCATGGAAGCAATCGATGTGGTTAAAAACTTTTCAGCTTGTCCAGAGCACGAGGAAGGTTTTTACTGGGGCAATGCTGTTAAGTATTTACTACGATATCATGCTAAAAATGGCATTGAAGACCTCAAAAAAGCAAGGCAGAACCTTGATTGGTTAATCGAAAAGTTGGAGGAAGTGGAATGATACCGAAATTTAGAGCGTTTAACCAAAAGATCCAAAAAATGTATGGTGTTGATGGCTTTAAATCAAGTGAACGCAAAATATACAGATGCAGCTTAGCAGATGATGAGTTTCGCTCTGGTCGCTTAGAGACGTTTCATTTTGTCGAGGATAACCTTGATGATTATATTCTCAGGCAATCAACAGGACTGTTTGATAAAAACGGCGTGGAGATTTTTGAGGGAGACGTCGTGAAATTACAATATACAATTACTAGTGATTTAGAATTTTTTAAAGTGAATCAATTCAGAGGTGGTTCTTGGCGCATTGACAATAGACGACGCGGATCAGATTTGTGGTTAAGAAACGAGGACTGCGAAGTTATCGGTAACATACACGAAAACCAAGATTTAATAGAAAGCGTGGAAGAATGAGAAAATATATTGAATTTAAGGACGAATGGAAAAGTGCAGCAGACCACCTGAACGATTTTATCGACAAAAACAAGTACGCAAAAGTGACAGTTGTTGGTTATCAAGTCGTACAACTTTCTCCTTACGGAAGAGATTTGACTTATATTTTGGCAGAGGTGGAAGGATGACGACAGATGAAGCGTTGCAAAATTTACGTGATGACTTGAATAAAATAATTAATGTCCTAAAAAACGACTGGAAAGCACTATTATTTCTTACGATTGCAATATTTGGGATGATGGTGACCGTGTCGTATTTTAGCTATCGTGATGCACGACAATATTACGAGCCGCAAATATACGGACTACGTACACAGCTAAGTAGGACACAAAAGCAGCTTAAACGTGCTAGCGAGGATAGAACTAGACAGACTAAGCTGATAGCGGAAATGACTAGGAATGGAGGATAAGGATGGATTATTTAATGATTGGAATAATAGTATTATCAGTAGTAATTTTTATAATGGGATTTTTCATACTTTACTATCAAGCAATAATTGTTAATTCGATGAAAAATGATTTTCGTAGAATGCGTAAAGAATTGAGAGAAGAACTCGGTTTTGATAGCTATAACTGGTCTGACAGTTTCAGAAATATGCGTAGAGATATTAAATCAAATAAAGAGTTAATATCCGAAATAAACTCTTTGCAAATCATAAAAAAAGCCAAAGAAGCTAAACGACTAGAAGAACTCGAGCAGACAAAAGCAAACGTCGAAAAAGAAATCAATAAGTTGAATGGGGGATGAGGATGTCAGACATAAAAATTTTAGATGCTTGTTGTGGAAGTCGCCTATTTTGGTTTGATAAAAACGAACCTCACACAACTTTTATGGACGTCAGACAAGAAAAATTTGGAGCACAGGTGTTACTACCATCGCCAGACAAAAAATATAAGTTTGCAGTGCGAATTTGTCGAGAAGAAAATTTAGAGGATTGAGTTAACGGAAACGAGAGTAGGATAATGGCTGAAAATAAAACTGGAATGATGGCTTTACCAATCGACTATGCAAACAGAGCATTAGCAAAAGAGGAAATACTTGATGAACTTGTTGAAAGAGAAATTGTAGATGTAGATCTGTTAATAGAGCTTGCAGAAGATAATCCGTTTTGGATGAGTGCATTGAATTTTAAGCGAGGTACAAAATGAACACTAACGAAAAAGTAATCGATACTATATGTCACATCAGACACTACGGTGACAGATACGATATGTGCCAAGACATGCGGTCGTGGGTGGCTGAGAGAAATGGATTAATCCAGGACTTACTCAAAGCAAAAAAACAAATTGATCGCAATCGTATCGCTAAACGTCTGGATCGTGCGCAGAAAAACATCAGTGACATTATCACAAAAGTGACAGGCGACTTATGGCAAGGCAGTGATCAAGTCATTGCTGAGCAGTGTTTTTTAAAAGTATTAGAGGAGATGCAAAAATGAACATTGAAGAAGCGAAAAGAGCGATAAGAGAACTAGACGCAAGCGCTCAAGAGCCTAGTCTGACCGACATTGATGTCGGTCAGTTGAGCAATTAAATTCCCACGCAAGCGCTCAAGAGCCTGCAATGGCTCTGTGGGGGTGACCGAAATTAAAAAATAGAAACGAGGACCTCCTTACACCAAAACAAATCTAACGCAGATTATCGGTCATTTGTTATTATTCAAGGCGCTAATACTGACATCGTACGCCTGTGTCGAAAAACAAAAAAAGAAAGAGAGGGCTTTTCTCCACAAAACAAAAAGACGTCCACACGGAACGCCCCCTTGGTTAAATTTAAGCTTAAATAAATTATACCATACTGGGGGCTTTCATGACGTTTTTTCCTGAGATTGATATCCAAAAAACAAAATCCAACGCCAAGCGTAAATTGAGAGAGTATCCACGCTGGCGGAGGATAGCTAATGATGTAGATACTCAAAAAGTTACAGCTACTTACTCCTTTGAGCCAAGACAACCGCATGGAACGCCAAGCAAGCCTGTTGAGAGACTAGCGCTCAACCGTGTGTCAGCAGAACAGGAGCTGGATACGATTGAGAGAGCAGTCAACGGGATATTTGATCCAGAGTATAGATTGATACTGATTGACAAGTATTTGCTCACATATCCAAAGACTGATTGTGATATTTATACAAAACTTGGTTATGAAAAAAGCCAGTATTACAACATGCTAGATAATGCTTTATTGTCATTCTCAGAGCTATATAAAGAGGGAATGTTGCTTGTCGAGAAATTGGAAAAAAGCTGGAATTAATACGGAATAATTATGCACTTTATATATAATTATTCATGTTATTATAGTACTATCAAAATAACAAGAAGAGATAACCTTTTAACCAATTGGCTATTCATTTAGTCGCCAACTTTAACTACGATCAAACTTGTTATTTTAAAGGCACATGGGATGTGTCGGTTCGATTCCGACTGTTCCTGTGAAAAGCTCTAAGAAGCCTACGGGCCTTAGGAGCGATGAAGTTAGAGAATTGCATATCGCTCTAACTCAATATGCACTAGTCATCACACCGTGGTGGCTTTTTATTATGTAAAAAAGGAATAAAACATGGAGTTTGTGGACAAAAAATTAAGTGAAATAACACCTTATAAAAATAACCCTAGAAACAATGATGAGGCCGTTGAACCAGTTGCTGAATCTATTAAAGAGTTTGGTTTTAAAGTGCCTATTGTCGTTGATAAAAACGGCGAAATCGTAAACGGCCACACTCGTTATAAAGCAGCCCAAAAATTAGGGCTAGAAACAGTTCCTGTTATTGTCGCAGATGACTTATCTGAAGAGCAAATTAAAGCGTTCAGACTTGCTGACAATAAAGTTGGTGAGATTGCGGTTTGGGATTTAGATTTGTTAAACGAAGAATTAAACGACATTTTAGACCTCGATATGTCTGCTTTTGGATTTGACGTTTTAGATAATTTAGATGATTTAATCGAAGATGAAAAAGATTTAGACGATTTTACAGAGACTGTGCCAGATGAGCCAAAGTCAAAACTTGGTGACATTTATCAACTTGGTAGTCACAAGTTGATGTGCGGCGACAGTACAAATGGAGCCGATGTTAAAAAACTTATGAATGGAGAATTAGCTGATTTACTACTTACAGACCCACCATACAACGTGGCTTATGAGGGTAAAACAAAAGATAGTTTAACTATAAAAAACGACAGTATGGATAATGACAGTTTTAGACAGTTCTTGGTTAATGCTTTTAGTTCTGCAAATGAAGTTATGAAGCCAGGCGCTGTTTTTTATATTTGGCATGCTGATTCAGAAGGCTATAATTTTAGAGGTGCTTGTTTTGATATCGGTTGGACAGTACGTCAATGCTTAATTTGGAATAAAAACTCAATGGTTCTCGGCCGCCAAGATTATCATTGGAAGCACGAACCTTGTCTTTATGGCTGGAAAGATGGCGCTGGTCACTTGTGGGCTTCAGACAGAAAGCAAACAACAGTTATTGATTATGAGAAACCTCAACGAAATGGCGTTCATCCAACAATGAAACCTGTCGGACTTTTTGATTACCAAATCAAAAACAACACAAAGGGAAGCGACATTGTCCTTGATTTGTTTGGTGGCTCTGGGACAACGTTAATTGCTTGTGAGTCAAATGGTCGTCACGCTAGATTAATGGAATATGACCCAAAATATGTAGATATCATTATAAAACGCTGGGAAGAATTAACCGGAGAAAGTGTTATACAACTAAACTAAAAACCCCTTAAAACCGTTGACTTAACAGTGTTTCAGAGCTATCATGTGATCACAAAGACAAAGAGGTAAATAACATGCTAGTAACAAAAGTAATTCACAAAATCTAAAATATTGAACCAAGCGAAAAAGATTCGGCCTTAAAATATAGATACGCCAACGAACTTGAGTATCTCGTTTACAATCTGTTTTATAGCGCAATTAAAGAAATAACTGCAAAAGATATCAAAAATAACTTTTTTTATCAAGATGATCAAGCCTTTATTATTAATTGGCTAGGACTATAAAATAATTTTAAAAGGGCGAAAGCCTTTTTTTATATTTAAAAGTAAGGAAGTGAGGCGATGGCTAATGATGACAATTTAATACCAGCTAATAAACGAAGCGAGAGCGAACGGAGAGAAATCGCAAAAAAAGGCGGGATAGCTTCTGGAAAGTCTAGAAGACGAAAGAAAGAATTAAAAACCATAATCGAACAAGCGCTCAACTCTGTTATCCCAAATGAAAAAGCACAAAAAAAGTTAGAAAGTCTAGGTTTTGATCCAACATTTCAGTCAGCTATCGCTTTGAAAGTGGTCGAACAAGCGATGAATGGGAATTTAAGGGCTGTTGAATTAATATCTAATATATCTTTTGCAGGAAAAGATGCTTTAGATAAAAAAGAGCAAAGGGAAAGAATCAAGTCGTTGCAACTCGAAAATGATAAAAAACAACTCACTTTATCAGATGATGATAAAACAGAAAATACTCTCGCAGAATACTTCAGCAAATTAGACGAGGCTTTGGATAAATGAGTTTGGAAGAATTGTATCACAAAAAACAAATAGAAATTTTGAAGCGTACAAAACAAAGCGACTGGTTTATGATGATCAATCATGGCGCTGTTCGTGCTGGCAAGACGCAAATTGATAACGATTTGTTTTTGAAAGAGTTGTTAAGAGTAAAACACAACGCTGAACAGGATAGAGTTAGCAAACCAATGTATATTTTAGGTGCTGTTAGTGCAGGTACTTTATACACAAATATTTTACGAGAAATAGAAGATAAATACGGAATAACTTTTAAGTTTGACAGGTATGGAAATTTTACTCTTTTTGGAGTATACGTAGTGACTACATTTACAGGTTCAATAGCAGGATTGCGTGCTATTCGAGGAATGACATCTTACGGAGCATATATAAACGAAGCAACACTAGCTAACAAGGAAGTTTTTGACGAAATTATTAAACGTTGTTCTGGGGAAGGGGCTAGAATAATTTGCGATACAAACCCTGACAATCCTAATCATTGGCTAAAGACGGACTATATCGATAAAGCTGATAATAAAAGAATAGTTACTTTCCATTTTACTATTTTTGACAATACATTTTTAAGCAAAAGATACATTGACAATTTAATAGCCACCACGCCTGATGGAATGTTTAGTGATAGAGGAATATATGGTCTTTGGACGGTTGCAGAAGGTGCTATTTATTCAGATTATGATAAAAACGTCCACGAAGTGGTTGAATTGCCTAAGATGGTTAGATATTTCGCTGGAGTTGACTGGGGATACGACCATTATGGATCAATTGTAATCATTGGCGAAGACAAAAGAGGTAACTATTATCTTGTGGATGGCATTGCAGAGCAATACAAAGAGATTGATTGGTGGGTTGATAGAGCTAATGAGTTTAAGGAGCATTATGGCAATATTATTTTTTGGTCAGATAGCGCTCGCCCTGAACATGTAGCGAGATTTCAAAGGGAACGTTTAAAAGCAAGGAACGCTAACAAGTCGATTGTTTCGGGCATTGAACATATCGCCAAACTTTTGAAAGAAAATAATTTATTTATCAAGCGAGAAGTTATTCCTCGTTTTTTTGATGAAATCTATCAATACAAATGGAAGCCAAACAGCACCAAAGATGAACCGTTAAAAGAATATGACGATGTGCTAGATGCCTTGCGTTATGCTTTGTACTCGCAGTGGCTGATAGATAACAGACCAACAGGTAATCAGTTTAACGTTTTACGTCAAGGCCTTGGTTACTAGAAAGGACAATAATGTATATAGAATCATTTAGAGACAGCACGGATAAAACAAGGACACTTGAATTTAGATTCCACCGTGAATCTCGTATGCGCTACGAAGCAGATGACGAAGATAGCTTATTCGCAGAAGATAATAAGCTGCTCAGGGAATTTATAGAGCATCACGAAAAAACGCAAAAACCACGCATTCAAGAGCTTTTAGACTATGCCGAGGGTAACAACCACGACATCTGCGAAACAGGCCGTAGGAAAGACGAGGACATGGCTGATGTGCGTGCTGTGCATAACTACGGCAAGTATATCTCAACAATTAAACAAGGCTATCTTGTCGGCAATCCAATCCGTGTGGAGTACGAAGACGGCACAGATGAGCAACAAAAGCTGTTAAAGGATATTGCAACTAAAAACAACTTCCACCAACTAAACCGTAGACTTGTCAAGGACTTGTCTAAGGTTGGTAGGGCGTATGAGCTTATCTATCGCAGTAAAAAGGACACAACAGAGGTTGTGAGACTTGATCCTAGACAGGTTTTTATCGTCTATCAAAACGACGTTGAACAGTCTAGCTTAGTGGCTGTACGCTACTTTAATAAAAGCTTGCTAGACGTCACTTTGAAGATTGTAGAGGTCTACACAAAGACAAAAGTCATTAGATTTGAGTATGACGGTGATTTGACAGAGATTGACCGTAGCGCACATAGCTTTGGTTCTGTGCCAATTACAGAGTATTTAAACACCGATGACGGCTTAGGAGACTATGAGACGGAGCTGTCACTGATTGACTTATACGACGCAGCGCAGTCTGACACAGCTAACTATATGCAAGACTTGTCAGATGCCATCCTAGCGATTATTGGGCGTGTGTCGTTTCCTGATTACGTTGATACAGAGGCTAAGGTGATTGAGTACTTACGCATGATGCGCAAAGCTCGCTTGCTCAATCTAGAGCCTCCTGTCGATCAAGACGGACGTGAGGGGTCTGTGGATGCCAAATACCTGTACAAACAGTATGATGTCAATGGTACTGAAGCATACAAAACACGTATCGTGTCAGATATACATAAATTTACTAACACGCCAGATATGACTGACACAAAATTCGCAGGACAGCAGTCAGGCGAAGCCATGAAATGGAAAGTCTTTGGTCTAGACCAAGAGCGTGTAGATATGCAAGCGCTGTTCGAACAGTCGCTTAAACGTAGGTACAAGCTTATTGCACGCATTAGCAAACTACTCAAAGAGATTGATGGTTTTGATATTAACAGGCTTAAAATCACGTTTACACCAAACTTGCCTAAGTCGTTGCAGGAAAAAATTGATGCGTTTAAAGCGCTGGGTGGTGAGTTGTCGCAAGAGACAGCTATGGCTATCACAGATATTGTGGAAGATGCTCAAAAAGAAATCAGTCTTATTAACAGTGAAGCTCAGGGACGTAGTCAATTAGCACAGAAGTTAGAAGAAACGAGTAGATTGACTGACAGGGAGTTAGCACATGACCATCAGAAAGAGTAAGTACTGGCGTGACCGTATCAAGAAAGAAATGGACGCAAAAGAAGCGGATGACATTTCTCTTGAACAGTCTATGAAACAACTGTACGATTATCATTTTAGGAATATTGAAAAAGAAATTGAGTCATTTTATCAACGTTATGCTGACAAAGAGAAAATAGACATCACAGAAGCCCGTAAGAGAGCTTCTGAGCTTGATATTTCTGCTTACCAGAAGAAAGCTAAGGAACTTGTTGCAAAGGCTGAGAAGCTACGAAAAGAGGGAAGAACGGTAACAAGAGATGACTTTACCCACCAAGAAAATGCAGACATGTCTATTTACAACTTAGCCATGAAAACGAATGCTTTGGAGCTATTGCGCTTAAACATTGATTTAGAAATGCAAGAACTTGCCAACGGCGAACACAAGCTAACCAAGAAATTTCTTGATGAAGGCTATCGCAAAGAAACCGAGTTTCAAGCTGGGCTATTAGGATTATCAGTTGCTAGCCAAGCGAGTGTGAAAAGCTTAGCTGATGCCGTTATTAATGCTAATTTCAAGGGAGCAAGATGGTCAGATAACATCTGGGGCAGACAAGATAAGTTACGCAGTATCATATCTCAAAGTGTTCAGAGTGCTATCCTAAGAGGTAAAAACGGCTTAACTATTGCAAGAGATATTAGACGAGAGTTTGATGTGTCAGCATCTTACGCAAAGCGACTAGCGATAACGGAGCATGCAAGGGTTCAGATGGAAGTTGGCAGATTATCCATGGCGGAGAATGGCTTTGCTATGTTTGATATATTGCCTGAGCCTAAAGCATGTGATGTTTGCAAGGATATAGCTAAGCATGGTCCATATCACCTTGACAAGTGGAGAACAGGGGAAAACTCCCCACCGTTTCACCCGTATTGTCGTTGTGCGATTGTAGGGGTAGATGAAAGTGGTGTTGCAACAGACAGGCAATTGGACTATAATCGAAACATGAACAATATTGATTTGATGGCTAAAACTCAATCTTTTATCATTAACAAAGATGTCCGAGTAAGTGCCAAGAAAGTTGTCGGCACAAGATATGATTTTTGGGCGCAAGATAATACCAAAAAAATTAGAGATACGATTCAAAGTGTTGGAGAGCACTTAGACAACTTAGAAGGGTATAGCATTCCTAAAATTGTATTTGTTAAAAAAGCTAAGCTCCAAGGCTGGGCGGGATATGATTATAAACAAGACACTTTGTTTATAAGTGATTTGTTGAATTCAAAAGCCGCTGTGAGTGATATGCTGCTGGATAACTACTTTGCGGCTGTCGACTTAAACGGTATTCTAGTGCATGAGTTAACCCACAAAAAACATTGGGATACTGCTAAACAATTTTACAAACATAATAAAAAGCGTTATAATACACTTGAAGAGGCAAAAAATGCACTTGATTCGTCTCTAGTTTCCTATATTAAAGAACAAAAGCAATCTGATTATAATTATTTATATAAAATAAGCGAGTATGCTGATGTTGCTAGTTTACAAGGGAAATATAACGAAGTTATAGCCGAGGCAATGACTGCGGGAGATAAATTATCAGATCCGCTATTGTTAGAAAAAATAAAGGAGGTATTCAGATGGAAATGATGTCAAGACCGACTCAAGAAGTGCTAACGTTTTCTAAAATCATCCGCCGATGGATTGTAGGTGATGAAACCATTGGCGGCAAGAAAAAATTCATTTTCAGAGATGATACTCCGGAAGATGTTTTAGAGCTATATCAAAAAATAAAAAATAAGTTAGATTTTGCATATTAATCAAGCGCTTAGCTATTATAGTTAAGTGCTTTTCTTATGCTTAAAAACAGGAGGAAGACATGAATAAACGCATTAAGAAAAAACGTAAATTGGAAACAGCAATTGTGTTGCTTATCGCAGAGAATGTCATGCAAGCTAAAGCTATTAAGAACCAAAACAGACAAATTGCAGAGCTGAGAGCGATTATACAACAAAACGTCCAAGCTACTAATGGAGAGTTTGCGTCTGTTAAAGCTGCTACTTTAGATAATCAAGTATCTATTGCAGATATTGCAATTGACGTTAACTGCATCAAGAAAAATTATAAGCGGAAGTGGCGAAAATAAATTTTAAACTGGTCGAATTCGACCCCTTTAGAAATCAAACTAAGTCGTAGCAATACGGCTTTTTATTATGTCCAAGCATTGACGACGTAAAAAGCTATGGATTTTATAGTCGGGGACGACTTAAAACATAGGAGGTGCCAACCATGGCAGAAGAAACACAAACAGTTGAAACGGTTGAAGAGCAAGTGGTACCAGAAGCAAAACAACCGCAAGACGAAAAAAAGTACACAGATGCAGATGTGGATGCCATCATCGACAAAAAATTTGCAAAGTGGAAGTCAGAACAAGAAGCGGAGAAATCGGAAGCTAAAAAAATGGCTAAGATGAATGAGAAAGAGAAAGCAGACTATGAAAAGCAGAAGCTGTTAGACGAATTGCAAGAGCTAAAAAACGATAAGACACGCAATGAGTTAACAGCAGTAGCTCGTCAAATGTTTGCAGAATCTGAAATCAACGTCAACGATGACGTACTTGGTTTAGTTGTGACTTTGGACGCAGAACAAACAAAAGCAAATGTAACAACGCTAGCAAACGCATTTGCTAAAGTTATCGCTGATGACCGCAAGGCTCTTGTACGCCAGACCACTCCGTCAACAGGCGGTGGTGTCGCAAAACAAACCAATTACGGTGCTAACTTGGCTAGTAAGGCAGCACAACAAAGCACCAAGCTTTTTTAGGAGGAAATTATGAACAAACGTAAAGTAATAACATCTAAAGAGATTCTACACAATCTCGACTATGAGGCTATTTCAGTCACTTTAGATTCAGACGAAATCGGCAAGAAAGTTGTTCCAGCTGGGACAGTGTTAGCAGGTGTCTCGGAATCAGTATTTAAAGATCGCAAACAGAAAGTTAAAGCGGTCGATGACAGTGCAGACTACATTGACGGCATCTTACTTACAGATGTTGATTTAACAAATGGCGATGCAGCTGGTTCTTGTGTCTATCGTGGGACTATTAATGCAGACAAGCTTGCTGATTCATCTGTTGCGAAAAATTATGAGAATTTGGAAGAAGTACTACCACACATCCAATTTATCAAAGGAGGTAAATAAACATGGCATTGATCCACGAAATTATCACATCGGAAAATATCAAAGGTTTTTACAATGCTAAAAACGAAAATGTCGAAAACACGCTAGGGGAAAATGCATTTCCCCCAAAACAACAATTAGGTCTTAAGCTATCGTTTATCAAAGGCGCTGCTGGCAAACCGGTTACTCTTAAAGCGGCTGCTTTTGACACTAAGGTGCCTCTACGTGACCGTATGGCCGTTGAATTGCTTGACGAAGAAATGCCATTCTTCAAGGAAGCTATGGTTGTTAAAGAGGCAGACCGTCAACAACTTAACATTTTGTCTCAAACTAAAAATAACGAGCTTATCGATACCATCTTGGCATCTATCTACAATGACCAGGCTACGCTTATTGCAGGTGCTAAAGCACGCCTTGAAGCAATGCGCATGGAAGTACTATCAAAAGGTAAAATTCATATTCAGTCTAACGGCGTGATGAAAGACATTGACTATGGATTGGCTGGAGATCAAACGACCAAACCATCTAAAAAATGGAGTGAAGTTACTGCTACACCACTTAAAGACATTGAAGGTGCTATTGAAAAAATGGCAGAACGTGGTTTTGTGCCAGAAGCTATCATCATGAACTCTAAGACATTTAGTTTGATTAAAAACGCAGAGAACACTTTAGATGTCGTGAAGCCTATGGCACCAAATGGGGCAGCGGTTACTAAACGCGACCTAAACACATATCTTGAAGATGAACTGCAAGTCAAAGTCATCCTAAAAGATGGCATGTTTGTTGGTGATGATGGTGAATCTCGTAAATACTTCCCAGATGGATTTGCAACTTTAGTTCCTAACGGCAACCTTGGCTACACTGTATTTGGGACAACTCCAGAGCAGTCAGATTTGCTAGGTGGTGAAGCGACGGATGCTGAAGTATCAATCGTTGAAACAGGTATTGCGATTACCACTACTAAGACAACAGACCCCGTTAACGTACAAACAAAAGTATCTATGATTGCTTTGCCATCGTTTGAACGTTTGGCGGAAGTACAAATCATTGATGCCAACGGCGAAGAAACTAAAAAAGAAAACAGCTTTGAAATGTAGGAGGTCAATATGCCTAGAGTAATTAGAGCATTTAAAGATAAAGTAACAAAAGTAGTCTACGAAGTCGGCGATATTTACTCGGGCGACCGAGTAGAGTTTTTGACAGAGGGTGGTGTTTTAGAACCGTCTGTAGACTTTGACAAGCTGAAAGTGAGTGAGATTAAAAGCAAACTTGACGAACTAAATGTTGAGTATGATGCTAAACTTAAAAAGTCCGATCTATTGGAGCTTTTGAAGCAAGCAATCGGATAACTAGGAGGTGTTTATGGATGCAGTAAACACAAGCAGCGTTATAAGCAATGTAAAGCTTGATTTAGACATCTTAGACAGTCAACAGGACGATTTACTTAACATGTTGCTAAAACGCGTTACAGACCATTTTAAAGCTAAATATGGTGCTGTCGAAATAGACAGCGCTTTTAGTTTTGTTTTAGAAGATTGTTTAATTGCTAGATTTAACCGTAGAGGTGCCGAGAGGGCAAAAAGCGAGAGTGTGGAAGGTCATACGACAACATACTACGACTTTTTGGATGAGTTTGAACCTTACGATGCCATGATTATGGCAAAGCTTAATTTAATCAAAGACAAATCTCGTAAAGGGGGACTGTACTTTTTATGAGATATGCAGATAGAGTTACATTTGTTAAAACGACGGATGAGCAATACAATCCCGATTTAGGTGAGTATACGCACACAGAGGTCATAAGTATCACAAAACCTTGTTTTGTGATGGACATGGGCATGGAAAAGTCCGTACAGATTTTTGGAGATTATCAAAAGGATCGTAAAGTTATCTACCTAAAGCAGCCTTATACAAAAGCATTTGATTATTGCGAGTATGAGGGCAGGAGATACAAAGCGCAGGCAAATAAGCTTGGCGCTATTGTTTTTTATCTGGAAGGAGATGACTCTATTGGTGGCTGATATATCTTTAAAAGTAGTTGGAACAGCTGGTTTAAAAAAGAAACTTGAGCTTATTATCAAAAAAGATGCCGTCAAGAAGATTGTCAGAGACAATGGGACGCAGCTTCAAAGGAAAATGATTAATAAAGCGGTATTTACAAAAGGCTATTCAACAGGTGCAACTAGACGTTCTATTACCATGCAAATTGGCGATGGTGGATTGAGTGTCAAGGTTAAACCAGGAACTCATTATGCCGGCTACCTTGAAAGAGGAACTCGCCTTATGAGCAAACAACCGTTTGTGTTGCCAGCTCTAAAAGAGCAAAAAGTAAAATTTAGAAAAGATTTGGAGGCGCTTGTCAAATGATTAAAACTAGAGATCAGTCTATTTTTGATGAAATGTTTAAACGTATCCAGTCTTTAGGCTTTACAGTTTACGATTATAAACCGATGACTGAAGTTCCATATCCATTTGTGGAAATGGAATCTACTGATGCGGAGTATATTCCAAATAAAGATGACATTAAAGGTTCTGTTGAACTTATGTTGTCTGTTTGGGGATTGCAGAAAAAACGGAAGCAGGTGTCTGACATGGCATCTGCTATTTTTTCGCAAGCTATGTCCCTAGCTCGTACCGATGGATTCTGTTGGTCGTTTAATATTAGGCAGTCGTCTGTTCAGATTTTGGACGATACAACAACTGTGACACCTCTTAAACGAGCGATTGTCACACTTAGATTTAATTTGAGATAGGAGGAGAAAGAAGTAATGTCAGAAGCACAAGAACAAACAAAACAATTAGAAGCAAAACAAGGAATTCATTCAATCTTGTTATTTCGCTTGTTAAAAGAAGCATCTAGTGAGGTGGCAACTAAACTAGCTTTTCAAACAGAACACGAAGTAGGTAAAAGCCGTGACGTAGATGGACAAAAAACTAAAGATGGTATTATCCAGTCTGTGGGAGCTTTAGAGTATGACTTTAAAGCAACATCTATTTTAGCCAAAGGTGACGAACTAGCAGCTAAACTAGAAAAAGCCATGGAGGATGGTGAGCTTGTAGAAATTTGGGATATTGATTCAGAAGAAACAAGCAAAAACGCCGACAGCGGCGGTAAGCTTGCAAAAGTTTGGGGTATTAATGGAAATGGAACAAACGAAGGAAATGGTAAATACCTAGCGACTTACTACCAAGGATACATTTCAAGCTTCAGTGCTAAGAAAAATGCTGAGGAAAATATTGAAATTGAAATGGAATTTGCCATCAACGGTGTTGGCCAAAAAGGATTCGCTACATTAACAGATGCCCAAAAAGCAGCTGTACAGTACAAATTTAAAGATACAACAAAGTCCAGCGGCGAAGAAACTAAAAAAGAAAACAGCTTTGAAATGTAACTGTTAGGCTGGATTTAGCATCCAACCTTTTATTTTAAAGGAGAAAGAACAATGCAATTAGAAATTAAAGGAAAAACTCATAACGTAAAATTTGGCACACGATTTGTTGCTGAAATGGACAAAGCTCATGTTACAGAACGTGATGGGATGAAATTTGGTACTGGTTTACAATCAACGGTTCCGTTTTTGTTTGAACATAATGTTGTGACACTTGCTGAAATCATTCATGTTGGAACCATTACAGAATCACCTCGTCCAAGCTTGAACGACATTTACGACTACATTGATGAGGTCGAAGATATCGAAAAACTTTTCGACGATGTTCTAGACGAGTTACGTCAGTCAAACGCTTCAAAGTTATTTATGGCTCGAGTAGAGAAAAATCTAGCAGAGGTAGCAGCCGAAGCCTAAAAGAACCCAATGAACATTATTCTTCTCAAGAAAGCTTTGAGATGATTGTGCTTAATTGTATTAGATATCTCGGCATGACTGACATCAATGAAATCGGGCGATTAACTTTGTATGAATATGATTTATTAATGACAGGCAAAGCACTAGCGGCTGTTGATGAATCACATAAAGCTCACAAACAAGCTTGGATAAATTACCAAGTTACGGCAACAAAACTTGTTGGTGGCAAGAAAAATAAAAAAGAAGTCCCTGTTTATAAAAAATTCAAGGACTTTTTTGATTATGAGGAAGAAATCCGAAAAATCACTCAAGAAATTGATGAAGGTTACGACAAGAAAGGTATGGATTTACTTCTCAAAGCTAACCTTTAAAGAAAGGAGGTTAAATGGGAGAATCTTATTCTGTTGAAGCGGTTTTGACAGCTGTTGATAAAACCTTTGGCAAAACATTACAATCGGCAATCCGTTCAATCGATGGCTTGGAAAAGCGTTCAACCGGTTTTTCATCGGTGTCTCAAAAAGCTAGTTCCATGTTTAAATCTATGTTAGGAGCGAATTTAGCCGGACAAGCTATCTCGGTAATGACAAGGACAGTGTCATCAGGCCTTGGCTCTATGCTTGGTGAGATGAATAGTTCAGCGAAAGCGTGGAAAACTTTTGACGCCAATTTAGCGGACATTGGGTTTGGAAAAAAACAAATTTTGGCAGCTAAAACGGCGATGCAAGACTATGCAACTAAAACAATCTACTCGGCATCAGATATGGCTAGCACGTATGCACAGTTAGCGGCAGTTGGTGTGAAAGATACCGGAAAGCTCGTAAAAGCTTTTGGCGGTTTAGCTGCATCTGCTGAAAATCCGAAGCAGGCCATGAAGTCTATCAGTCAACAAATGACGCAAGCAGTAGGAAGACCAACAGTTGCATGGCAAGACTTTAGGATAATGCTGGAACAGGCGCCTGCAGGGATGGCTAAAGTCGCTAAATCTATGGGTAAAAATCTTGATGAACTCGTCGCCGATATCCAGGCGGGTAGGGTTAAAACCAGCGATTTTTTGGAAGCGGTAAAAAAAGCAGGCAATGATAAGAGTTTCCAAAAGATGGCAACTGAGTTCAAAACTGTTGACCAAGCCATCGACGGTATGCGAGAAGGCTTATCCAACAAATTGCAACCAGCGTTTGAAAAAGTGAACCAATTTGGAATTAGAGCGATCGAAGCAATCGGTAAACAACTCGATAAAGTTGATTTTTCTAAGTTTGCTAGTAATCTTGGGAAATTCCTTGAAGGAATTAATATCGATAAAATTGTATCTAATATTTCATCGGCGATTTCATCTGTCACTTCAAAGGTTAAAGAATTTTGGGACGGTTTCAAACAAACTGGAGCAATTAGTGCTTTTTCAGGAGCTTTGCAGAGCGTTTGGGGAGCTTTAAAAAATGTCGCTAGCGCCATGAGCGGAGGGAATTGGAAGACTTTTGGAGCAACAGTTGGAGGGATTGTTAAACACGTCTCTAACTTCGCTAAAGCTGTTTCCGATGTTTTAGGAAAGATGGACCCTGGCAGACTAAGAAGTTGGATAGCTACCTTCGCCGCAGTAGCTGGAGGTTTTAAGTTATTCGAAAAATTAACGGGACAAAGCGTCATTGGTTCTTTTTTGGATAAAATTGGCAGCAAATTTGGTCTCTTTGGAAACAAAGCCAAAGAAGGAACAGACAAAGCCTCTAACGGCGCTAGAAGAAGCGGTGGCATTATTAGCCAAATCTTCAGCGGCTTGGGTAATATCGTTAAGTCTGCTGGTACAGCCATATCAACAGCTGCAAAAGGTATCGGAGCTGGTATTAAAACTGCTTTGTCTGGAATCCCCCCTATCATTAGTTCTCTAGGAACCGCAATATCAACAGTTGCGCAAGGTATAGGCACTGGGCTAGCGATTGCATTCAAGGGACTTGGTGCTGCGATTGCTATGGTACCGCCTACCACATGGCTAGCTTTAGGAGCGGCTGTTTTAATGGTAGGAGCAGCTTTTGCCTTGGCAGGAACTCAAGCTGATGGCATTAGTCAAATTTTAAGAACCGTTGGCGATGTTGTTGTGCAAATCTTACAACAGGTCACTGATAGTCTAGCCACTTTACTACCTATTATCGCAAACGCTATTGGCTCTATGTTGCCAATTGTAGCTGGAGCTATCTCTCAGATTGTAGGCGCAGTAGCGGGCGGATTATCTCAGCTCGTTATAGCCGTTTCAACAGGGGCATCTCTCGTTATAGGGGCTTTCACAGGACTTTTTGGTGGTATTTCTGGGGTTATTAACTCCATTAGCGCTGTTATCCAATCGCTAACTGGTGTGATTACCGCAGTATTCAATGGCATAGCTACTGTTATTTCATCTGTCGGTTCGGCTATCAAAGATGTATTGACGGGTCTAGGAACCGCTTTTGAAGGATTTGGAAATGGTGTAAAATCAGCTCTAGAAGGTGTTGGGGCAGTAATTGAATCATTTGGTAGTGCAGTTAGGAATGTCCTTGACGGTGTTGCAAATATCCTTGATTCTATGGGTACTGCGGCACTTAATGCAGGCCGTGGCGTAAAAGAGATGGCTAAAGGCATTAAAATGCTTGTTGATTTATCCCTTGGAGATTTGGTTGCTACATTAGCAGCTGTGGCAAGTGGTCTAGGGAAGATGGCTAGCTCAGCTGGCGAAATGACAACATTAGGTTCTGCTATGAGCAAAGTAGCCAATGGTATGACACGTCTAGCAACAAGTGCTACGATAGCAATTACTGGATTAACAGTCTTTGCCACCACCATGGCAACTATTAAGACAGCAGTTGCAACTCTACCGCCAGTCCTAACGATGGCAGCGAGTGGGTTTACCACATTTACTACTCAGGCGGTGGCAGCAGTGACTGGATTGGCTGCAATTAATGCTCCAATCACTATGTTTAAAGCTCAACTAATGACAATAACACCAGCTCTAGCACAAGCTGGCGCTGGCTTTGCCGCGTTTGTTGCTCAATCATCAACATTTAGTACAGGTTTAGCATCTGCCGGTCCTACAATAGCAGCATTCAATGCTAATTTGATGAGCTTATCTGCAACAACAGGAGTGCTAGTTGCATCAATAGCTGGTTTATCAGCTGTGCTTTCTGTTGTATCAGCTGGCTTTAGCCAAATAGGGGCTTCTGCGACAGCAACTGTTGGTCAAATACAAGCTTTTGCTTCTAGTACAACAGTTGTTTCGTCAGCATTTGCTAGCATGCAATCTATGATTCAATCTGCCATGGCTGCAATAGTAAGCAGCATTATAACATCATTTAATCAAGCGGCCTCTCAAATGCAATCAATCTTATCTCGAATGCTATCTCAGGCCAGGACATTTGGGTCTCAACTAGAGCAACAAATGAGACAATCGGGACAGCGTTCAGGACAAAATCTTGCTCGGGGGCTATCTTCTCAACAAGGTGCTGTTATTAATGCTATTTCTAGCATGGTTAATGCTGCGGTATCAAGAGCCAACGCGGGAGCTGGTCCTATGCGTCAAGCTGGAGCGTACATCGGACAAGGGCTTGCGCAAGGAATGTATTCAGCGCTAGGAGCTGTAACAGCTGCAGCAAACGCCCTTGTAGCACAAGCCGAGAGAGCAGCAAGAGCCAAGGCGATGATTCATTCGCCGTCAAGGTTGTTTGCAAAACGAGTTGGTCAATATATCCCGCAAGGGGTAGCTATGGGTATCGACAAAAACGCTGATGTCGTTGACGACTCTGTTGGCGGGTTATTTGATAGCATCAATAGCTTTGATTTTAATATCGCAGATAGACTGACTAGCATTGGAGCTAAATTCCAAGGTGTTGTCAAATCAGAGAGTTCGCAATCGTTATCGCAGCAACAAGAGTTTGTACATACAGCTCAACCAGCGTATATAAACTTTAGTTTAGGCGGAAACGAATACGAAGCATTTGTAAGTGACATCACTAATCAACAAGCAAAAATTGAAAAAATCAGACTAAAGAGAAGCAGCTGGTAGTTGTTTCTCTTAGTTTTTTTGAAAGGAGTAAAATGTACGAATTTAACGATACTATCAGAGGTACTCCGAAAGTTACTTTTAATTTAAAGACAACAATTGGTGGAAAGGTATTAGAAGACGAACTCAATAATGGTTTCGGTACCTTTAGGACATTGACTGTTTCTGGTCGTGATGTGGTGGACTTAGAGCATCAAACAACAAGTGTTTTAGGGCGAAATGGTGAGTATTTCCACAATGCCACAGTCGAAGTCAGAAAACTAGAAATAAAAGTTAAAATCACTGGAAAAGATAACCAGTCAATGCGTTTGCAATATGAAAAATTAAACAGATTAATTGTTAGTCACAATCAAGTTTTTTTATCATTTTCAGACGAACCTGACAGAAATTATCTAGGCATCTTTAAATCTAAAGATGTCCCAGAAGAAGTTTCTAACGAGCAGATTATAGGACTAACATTCATCTGCTACAATCCGTTTAAAATGTCTGATGTAAAAACTAAAAAAGGAACATCTATCCAAAATGGTGGGTTATTTCAAACAAAGCCTATCATCACTCTCAACCTATCATCATCAACAGAAGAAATTAAGCTGCTACATGTCGAAAGCCAGAAGTATATCAGACTGACTGGTACTTATACTACTGACGAAATCAAGATTGATATGGCCACGGGTAAGATTACCCAGAACAAACGCAATATCCTTGGCAATTTAGATATGGTTAACAGTCGCTATTTTGAGCTACTACCTGGTAAAAATACTTTGCAGTGTGACAATGCCACCATAACTGCAGAGTTTAGGGAGGTTTATCTATGATTTATCTCTTTGATAAACTGGAGCGATTGGTCGCCACTGTTGGTACTGACGATTTGCTCTCGTGGCATTTTAAGGTCAAAAATAACGACTGGGATCAAGCTAGTTTTGAGGTACCGGTGGATTATGATATAGAGCCATTTGTCTACTTTGGTTTTTTTAACTACGACCCTAATCAAAAAGAAGATGTCTTTAAGCTCTTTAAAGTCATTGATTACAACCTAGAAGATAGCAAGTTTTACAAAGGCTTAGACAAAGCTGAGAGTGATCTTGATACCATTGCCATTATCAAAGATAAGCGCTTTAGACAATCGTCCGCAGATGCTTGTATTGATAGTGCTTTAGAGGGTACGGGTTATCAAGTCGGCAAAGTTGAGGGAATAACAAATGTTAGAACACTTAGTTATTACTACATCAGTCCACGAGCGGCTCTGATTAAGATTGTGGAAGCTTTTAACTGCGAGTTCAATGTCAGGTATACCTTTATTAATAACAAAATCACTAGTCGTTATATCGACCTCAAAAAGCGCTTTGGAAAGCCAACAGGCAAGCAATTTGAACATGGCAACAACCTGCTAAAAATCGTCTACGAGGAATCAACAGATGACATTGTGACTTGTCTGATTGGCAGAGGTAAGGGTGAGGAAATCCAACACGAAGAAGCTGAGCCTAAAGATGTCGAGGGACACTTGCCACAGGAAGAAAGGCGGCAAGGCTACGGTCGAAGAATCGAATTTACTGATGTTGTCTGGTCAGTCGAAAAAGGCGACCCGATAGACAAACCAGCTGGTCAAAACTTTGTAGCACTAGATAGTGCAAGGGAAGAATACGGCTTGTCTCAAAATGGTGAGCTAAAACACCGCTGGGGTGTCTTTGTCAATGAGGAAATCGAGGATAAGACAGAACTCTTAAAAGCAACTTGGGAAGAATTGCAGCGTTTGTCAATCCCTATCAGAATTTACAAGGCAGAAATCTTAGACATTGGTCCAGAGACGTGGAAAGGCGACTCAGTAGCCATTATCTATGATGAGGTAAAAATAGCTTTTGAAACTCGGGTTGATGAGATTGATATTGACAAGCTTAATTTTAACAGGTCAGTCGTAACACTTGGTGATTACAGCGTTGTCCAAAATCGTGAGTCACGGTCTCGTAAAGAGGCTGTCCAAAACATGATAGATGAATCTTTAGAGACTATCACAGACTTAGGGATGACATTTCAGGAATTTTTGCAAGGCATCGAAAAACGCATCGAGACTGGCAAAAAGGAGATGGAAGACAATTGGCGCAAAGTTAACCTTGAATTTGATAACTTTAAAAAGAAGGTTGAGCAAGAAGGCTTGCAATTCAACACCTTGAAAGAACAAATCAAAGAAGTTGATGAACGCACCGATAAAGAGCTTGAAGAGTTCCGAGCCACCCTCAAAAACCTAACGTTACCGGAAGAAGCCATCAAAAAAATCACCGAGGCTATCAAAGTTGATGACATCCCGTCTCTTAAGCAAAACTTTGATGACTTAAAAAACAAGGTCAGCGAGACAAGCGAGACGGCACGTCTAAATGCCGAGATTATCGGTACAGACGGTAAGACCCGCTACAACAAAAATTTATTGGTTGGCGACCCTAACCGTGTTAAAAAAATTGATGAGGATTACATCGAGGTAGAAGCCAACGACGGTGGTTTTAAGCGTGGCGAGACCTACACGATTAGCTTTAGCCAGACTTGTGAGCTACTCAAAAAAGTGGCTGTCACGCTGACACAGGCTAACAACAAGGGAGTTAAACTGGTACTGACACCTACTAAGGCAAAAATGGAGCCTGAGACTTTTACTCTAATTAAGGACACAGAGGTCATCAACGTCTATCCTTTGAGCTACTCAGCTACTTTAAGCGGTACTTGGTATAAATCTAAGCAAATAGATTTAAATGCGTCAGAGGTGCAAAATATGGCTCTAGAGATGTCTTATAAAGAGGTTGTGGATGGTAAGGATGCCGCAATCACAGGGACATGGTCAGACAGCCCACAAATAATTTTAGATGGAGGTAAAAAATGACAGAAACTATACCGCTACGAGTCCAATTTAAGCGGATGACTGCCAAAGAATGGGCTCGCAGTGCTGTCATCTTACTTGAGGGTGAGATAGGCTTTGAGACCGACACAGGATATGCTAAGTTTGGTGATGGTAAAAGCCGATTTAGTGAGCTTAAGTACCTTAATAAACCAGATCTAGGTGCGTTTGCACAAAAAGAAGAAACTAATAGTAAAATCACCAAATTAGAATCAAGCAAAGCAGATAAAAACGCTGTTTACTTAAAAGCAGAGTCCAAAATAGAGCTAGACAAAAAATTGAGTTTGGCAGGTGGCATAGTGACAGGACAACTACGGCTTAAACCTAATAGTGGTATTGAGAAGTCATCTTCTACAGGAGGAGCGATTAACATTGATATGTCTAAATCGAAAGGTGCTGCTATGGTGATGTATACAAATAAAGATACTACTGATGGACCATTGATGATTTTACGTTCTAACAAAGATACGTTTGATCAGTCAGTTCAATTTGTGGACTACAGAGGTAAGACTAATGCTGTAAATATTGTAATGCGTCAGCCAACCACCCCCAATTTTTCCTCGGCACTTAATATAACCAGTGCTAACGAAGGCGGTAGTGCGATGCAAATTAGAGGCGTCGAAAAAGCATTGGGAACGCTCAAAATCACACACGAAAACCCAAGCGTTGACAAAGAATACGATAAAAACGCTGCAGCGTTATCTATTGATATCGTTAAAAAAAAGAAAGGCGGTGGAGATGGTACTGCTGCACAAGGCATTTTCATCAATTCATCCTCAGGCACGACAGGGAAGTTGCTTAGGATTAGAAATAAAAATGAAGACAAATTTTATGTAAATCCAGATGGTGGCTTTCACTCATATGCAGATTCAATCGTGGATGGTAATCTAACAGTTAAAAATCCAACATCTAACGAACATGCTGTGACTAAAAAATACGTAGATGAAAAATTTGATGAGTTAAAAAAGCTCATACAAAAAAAATAGATTAAGGAGGATAAATTGAGCAGAGACCCAACACTTATTTTAGACGAGTCAAAACTCGTCATAGGACCAGATGGTCGTATGCACTACACGTTTACTGCACAAGATGATAACCAAAAAGTCAGACTAGCCAGCAACTGTCTAGGGACAGCTCACTTTAATCAAGTCATGATTGAGCGAGGGAATCAAGCCACTAGCTATGTTGCTCCTGTTGTCGTTGAGGGTAGTGGTAAGTCAACAGGCGTCTTTAAAAGCCTTGAGGAGATGCTTAGAAGCTTGAGATCTATTAATTTAGAGCTGACAGACACCAAAGACTCTAAGCTTTGGTCAAAAATCAAGTTGACTAACCGTGGCATGTTGCAGGAGTACTATGACGGTAAGATCAAGACTGAGATAGTCAACTCCGCACAAGGTGTGGCTACTCGTATCACAGAGGAGACTGGCAAAAAGCTAGCACTTATCAATGAGTCTATCAACGGTATAAGGAGAGAGTATCAAAACGCTGATAAAAAGCTATCAGCTAGCTATCAGCTGGGCATAGATGGTCTCAAAGCCACCATGCGTAGTGATAAAATCGGCTTACAAGCTGAGATACAAACAACTGCTCAAGGCTTGTATCAAAGGTATGATAACGAGATACGCAAGCTGTCCGCTAAAATAACCACTACCTCGTCAGGCACTACAGAGGCCTATGAAAGCAAGCTTGATGGCTTACGAGCTGAGTTTACTCGTAGTAATCAAGGTATGCGTGTAGAGCTGGAGTCAAAAATCAGTGGGTTGCAATCAACGCAACAAGCAACTGCCAGGCAAATCTCACAAGAGATAAGTAACCGTGAAGGTGCTGTCAGTCGTGTACAACAGGGCCTAGACAGTTACCAACGACGATTACAGTCCGCAGAGGGTAATTACAACAGTTTGAGAGAGACTGTAGCGGGTTATGAGCGCAGGATATCCAATCAGGATAACACTATCTCCTCTAACTTTACACAGCTAAAAAGCTTGATAAATCAGTCTGTGACCTTAGGAAAAATTCAGTCCCTCTTGCGGCAATCTGGCGACAGTATCATGCTTGCGATTAAAGACAAAATCCCGCAAAGTAAAATGTCTGGCAGCGATATTATCTCAGCGATTAACTTGAATTCCCGCGGTGTGCAAATAGCTGGTAAAAACATCGCTCTTGATGGCAATACGACGGTTAATGGAGCTTTTGGGGCTAAGTTAGGGGAGTTTATCAAGCTAAGAGCCGACCAGATTATCGGTGGGACAATCGATGCAAACAAAATCAATGTGATTAATCTCAAAGCTAGCAGTATTGTTGGTTTAGATGCCAATTTTATCAAGGCAAGAATTAGCTATGCTATCACTGATTTGCTTGAGGGTAAAGTTATTAAGGCTCGTAATGGTGCGATGACAATAGACTTGCAAAGCGGTCAAATCAACCATTACACAAATGAGTCAGCCATGAGACGTATCGATAGCAGTACAGCTAGTCAGTTTATAAAGATGACAAAGTCAGGCTTTATATCTGAGATAGGTAACATGCAAGCTGCAATGACGGTTATAGGCTCTAATAGCGATGGGTCAGAAAACCATGAAAATAAAACCTTCGGAGGCATAAGAATTTGGAACGGGAAGTCATCTTATCAATCGACAAGTTTTGTTGAATTAGTTGGTAACCGTGTAGCAATCTATGGAAATAAAAATCGTAGTCCATGGCTCTTTGACTCAACAACGTCAGGATATGCTTACCTTATCCCTCAAAATGACAGAGGTATAAAGCATGTCATAGGGAGAGCTGATCGTAAGATAGACCAAATCCACGTTGGAGATATCTATGTGCAAGGCGAACGTGTAGCCATGATGTTAAAAGATTTAGCACTTAAAATTGGCTATATAGGTACAGGTGGTTGGGCTAACCGCATAGGATAAATTAGGAGAAACAATGCAAGAAAAATTATTAGGTAAAATTATTAACGATTTAGCACTTAAAGTTGCTAATTTAACGCTAGAAAATGCTCAATTAAAAGCACAGCATGAAATCGAATTGGAAGAACTAAACGCACAATTGGATGAAGCAACAGCACCGAAGGAAGAAGGTAAATAACCATGAGAAATTGGAAAGTGACAGGAAAATACCCACAATTTGACAGCACAGGAGCAGTCGCAAGCACACATATTATTATCACTGCTGAGGATGGCTCAGTCATCTCTCAACCAATCAAGCAGGACTTAACCTCAACTAATGACACAGAGATTATCAAAGCTACTTTGGAAGAATTTAAAAAATCTGAATACGTTGAAATTGCAATGGGCGAAGCCGTGCAAAAAGTAGACGACCTTGAAAAAATCTCACAGGAAACCGCTAAGACCGCTAAAACAGCCCAAACAGCCGCAGGATTAGCTAAGGTGTCCGCAGAGCGTACACAGCGAATGATTAACTTGCAAACGATCCACATGTTAACGAGCGGCGGCAAGATTGATTCTGACATTTATAAAGGCATGCTTGAGCTAATCGAGCCAGCCAAAAAAGGTGAGTATCAAGCCTATGATGTCTTTACGGTAGTAGACGAGTCGCACGAAGAGCAGGCAGGAGAAGGTAATCTTGTCTTTGTACACGTTAACGAGCCATTTACTTATGACAAACAGACGCTTAAAGAGCTAGAAGAAGAGGATAAAGTCACAGTCATTAAGTATGCGGACTTAGTTAAGCAGGATTAGCGAGGTAAGCTATGGCAACAGAGTTGATATTTGGTCTTGGTGGCTTTATTTTAGCTATCGTCACGACTTACAATATTTTTAATGCAAAATCCATCAAGCATGCGACAGATATTACTTTGTTGCAGTCTGAAGTAGAGCATTTAAAAATTGTTACACGCCAAAATGCTCGGCGTCTTGAGGAGCATGATGAGCAAAACAAAACGCTCATCACAATGACAGAGCAAATTAAAAACCTCAATCGTGAGGTAAGAGAACTTAAAGATATTATGAGAGGTGAAGCATGATCAATTTAAAATTACGACTACAAAACAAAGTAACCTTGATGGCTATTTTAGGAGCTATCTTTTTACTGACACAGCAATTAGGTATTAAACTACCATCAAACATCGCGGATATTGCCAACACAGCTGTAACGCTTTTGGTATTGCTCGGTGTTGTCACAGATCCAACCACGAAAGGCCTGTCAGATAGTGAGCAAGCATTGACTTACCATGAGCCCAAAAAATAGGAGGAGCCATGCGAGCAATCACACGATTAGCATTAGTTATAGCAATCGCAATACTGTATGTGCCATTATCTGTGGTTGCTCTTATCTTTTATCCGTTTTTAGATAAGGAGGACAGATGACCTTTTTAGATAAAATTAAACAAGGCTGTTTAGACGGTTGGACTAAATACAAAATCTTGCCATCGTTAACCGCAGCGCAGGCAATCTTAGAAAGCGGGTGGGGCAAACATGCCCCACATAACGCTTTGTTTGGTATTAAGGCAGACGCAAGCTGGACCGGTAAGTCGTTTAACACCAAAACCCAAGAGGAGTATCAGTCTGGTGTTATTGCTGACATTGTTGACAGGTTTAGAGCCTATGACAGCTGGGATGAATCTATCGCTGACCATGGGCAATTTTTAGTAGATAATCCACGGTATAAGGCAGTCGTTGGTGAGACTGACTATAAAAAGGCTTGCCATGCTATTAAAGATGCAGGGTATGCCACAGCAAGTGGTTATGCGGAGTTGCTTATCCAAATTATCAAGGAGAATGGCTTGCAGTTTTGGGATGCCGAAGTCTTAAAAAGTAATAAGGAGGAAACAATGACAACCGCAAATGAGATTGTAAAATACTGTGTCGACCTTGCCAATTCAGGCATGGGAGTTGATAAAGATGGTGCTTATGGAACTTAGTAAATTGGGTTCCTAACCCCGAGAATTGCTGGGACTCCCTTAGAGCATTGTAAACCACAACGTGTCTGGCAACAGAGAGCGTGACGGTTAAAAAATTACAATGATTGGGAAATCAGCAGGCGAGCCTCTATGGTAACAGTAGAGGAAGCTTCAACGACTAAGTGCTTGCAATCGCAAGACAGCACGGGGCAATTATGATATAATAGGTTAGATGAAATTTGAGGTTTAACCTATGAAGACTACTGAAATAAAAGAAATTGGAAATGTTTTTAATAACTTGAGAGTAATTAGCTACGCAGGAAAAAACAAACACAATAAAAAGCTAGCTTTTTGTGAGTGTTTACTATGTGGAGCTAAGAAAAATATGATTTTGACAGAAGTTAGGACTGGAAAAAGCAAATCATGCGGATGTCTAGCTACGATAAAAGCCAAAGAGCGCCAGATGGTACATGGGTATAGCGGAACAAAGGTGCATAGAGCCTGGAAAGGGATGCGTCAAAGGTGTACGAATCCAAATTACGAACACTACCATAGATATGGTGGTCGAGGGATTACGTTTAGCGATGAGTGGAATGATTTTCAAATATTTTTGAACGATATGGGTTTTCCGCCAAGTGACAGACATCAGCTTGATAGGATTGATAACGACGGAAATTATTGTAAAGAAAACTGCCGTTGGGTTCTACCTAAAGAGAATTGCAACAATCGTAAAACCTACCACAATAAGACAGGTTTTACCGGAGTCACAGAAAACACTTCTAAAAAAGGGCGTTATTCTGCAGTGTTTCATGTTAATCGTAAACACATCCAAGTTGGGACTTTTGACAGTCCGCTAGAAGCTTACAGAGCTAGAGTTAACGCTATAAAAAAATATAATAAAGAGCATAACACCAATTTAAAATATATAGAAGTAGAAGATTTATGATTGAAGATATAGTCTCATCTCTTGTAAAAGCAAGAGCTCGAAAGAGTGTTATAAGCTATACAAGTATTTTCAGAAATGAAACTACGGAGAGGTTTATAATTAAAAGATAATGCAATGCGCTGACTTACCATGTTTTATCGTCAAAAACTGGTTTGGCATTGATTTATGGGGCAATGCGATTGACCTGTTAAATAGTGCAGCAGCACAAGGATTAGAGGTTATCTATGATGCCCCCGGAGTCAATCCCAAAGCCAGTGACTTATTTGTCATGGAGGTAGCTGGCAGTCCGTACGGACATACAGGAGCTGTCATCGAGGACAGTGACGGCTATACTATTAAAACCGTTGAACAAAACATTGACGGCAACTGGGATAGTCTTCAAGTAGGTGGCCCCGCTTGCTTTAATACTCGTGACTTTACTGGCGTTGTCGGCTGGATTAGGTTACCTGTTGACCATACTAACCAGACAGTAGACACAGCACCACAAACTTCTGACACTATCGTAGAGACAGCAAAAACAGGCACCTTTACCCTTGATGTTGCAGAGATCAATATCAGACGCTGGCCAAGTTTAGCCAGCGAGGTTGTAGGTATCTACAAACAAGGCGATACTGTCAGCTTTGACAGTGAGGGTTACGCCAATGGCTACTACTGGATTAGCTATGTTGGAGGCTCAGGTATGCGTAACTACCTAGCTATTGGACAGACTGATAAAGACGGGAACCGCATCAGTATTTGGGGTAAATTAAATTAGATAAGACAAATGCCCTCGCTTTTTGCGGGGGCTGTTTTTTGGTATCCTAATCAAGATGTAGTGTTAGCTAACTTTTTAGCTAACAAGATATAGTACTTGACAAATATGTTATAATTAAGAAAAAGGAGGTGTAATTGAGATGCATGCGTTATTTGTTGCAAATTATATAATTGAGTATTCAAATAAAAAAGGCTACAAAATTAATAACCTTAAATTGCAAAAATTATTATACTTCGTTAATGTAAGAAACATTCTTGAAAATGGAGCTCCGCTTTTTGAAGAGAGTATGGAAAAGTGGAAGTATGGACCGGTTGTTCCTGATGTCTATCATGAATATAAACGTTTTGGAGCTTTTTCCATTTCTACAGACGAGATGATTATGGAATATGTTGAATTCAGCGTCAGCCCATTCGGGGAGTTATCTGACTTAGAGATAACTGAATATGACTCACAAAAAGTAGAGAATACTCAATTGATTGAGAATACAGTTGATGCTCTGCATGGGTTCGGCCCGTTCGAACTTGTTGATATTACTCACGACCATACACCTTGGAAAAAGTATGAGGATAGAATAATGGACGGTGTCCAAGGAATTAAATATACAATCGAAGAAATAAAAGACTTTTTTGGACATAATCCAGGGGCTAAAATATGGGTACAATAGCTCCAGCGTTTATGGAATTATTACTAGATGCTAATTTTTGCAAAGCACCAGTAAATAATCAAGACACTTTATTAAAGGTTTATCATAGGGAAATGGCTAAAGATAATGTCACAATTCCTTATGAAATAATTGCTGAATATGTGTATAGTCACGAAGATAGCGTTGAAGAAAATGAGAAATTAAACTCAAATATCGACTTTATTATTTCGGAATTTTCAGGGACTGATACACAAAAAGATATTTTGATAAAAAACCTCGATAAAATAAAAAGCAATTATTCATTAGCTCAAACTCAGAAAAAATTTATACTTAAAAACTCTCAAGAAGCTAAAGATGTTCTGGAGAAGATTATCCCTGAGCTAAACACATTAGCAAAAGAAACTTCTAACCTTGCAGCTACAAATGACGAATTAAAAAAACAATCCGCAGAGACTGACGGTGTTTTGCAAAAAGTTAAGCAAGGAGTGGATGATGTTCGGAATACAAAATCTTCAATCTACACAGACTTTATTGCTATCTTAGGAGTGTTTTCAGCTTTTGTTTTTGTTATGTTTGGTGGTATAGATGTAGCAAGGGCGATATTTGACATTGGTAATGATCTTCAGACTCTTGATTTATCAAGGATGATTACTGTCTCAAGTCTAATGCTAATCGGTGTATTGACATTGATGTATTCTTTATTGCTGTGGGTAGCTAGAATTACAGGTAAAAATTTTGGTAACTGCTATTCGTCAAAATGTGATAATGGGTGTCGGCATAAATGGCGTCATTTTCTCATGAGACATTCATTTTATTTTTCTTTAATGTTCTTACTTGTTTTAACAACTGTAGTTAGTCACTGTCTCCTTAAATAAAAAACCAACCGCTCTCTTGATTGAGGGCGGTTTTTTGTGTGCAAAATCAAGAAAATTCTTTTATCTTCTAAAACAAAAAAAGGGGGGAAGATAAGTTAAAAACTTAGTCATACCAACCTGATGAAGTAGGCTATCTTGAATAGATGCTGTTAAATAATTGTATACATAAAATCCTATTATATTAAGCTTTATAGCTGTATAATGTTTTTTTTGTGTTTTTTTAAAATTATAGTTGAATTATTATTTAAATATAGTATACTTGCTAAACAAATTGATTAAACTTAAAAAATGTTAGGAGAAAAAATGAAAAAAATAACCTTGACTTTGTTATTCCTTGTGTGTGTATCGCTTGCTCTATACACTACTGAGAGTGTCTTTTCAGATACGTACAATACAAATGATGTTAGAAATCCAAGGAACATATATGCTCCTAGATATGATAAAGACGAAATTTTGGATAATAGAAGATTAAAAGAAATATATAATAAAGAAATTATTGAAAAAATAATATATCGATAAATGCCAAACAAGGAACGCAATTGATTTTTAATACGGATGAAAATACTACAGTTTGGAATGATAACACTTTTAAGAAAGTCATATCTAGTAATCTTTCTCCTTTACAGGAAAGAATGTTTAATGTTGGTGATCATGTGAATATTTTTGCTATAGTAAAGTCATATCATGTTGTATGCAAGGAACAATTCAATTATAGTGATGGGGGAATAATAAAAACAAGTGATGTAAAACCAGAAGAAAAAGCAATTTATATTAATATTTTTGGTGAAAAAGAATTACGAACATTAACAGCTAAAGATAAGATTACCTTTAAAAATAATATTGTAACTCTTCAGGAGATTGATGTTAGACTTAGGAAAAGTTTGATGGGGGACAGCAAAATAAAATTGTATGAGTACGATTCTTTGTATAAAAAAGGGTTTTGGGATATTCATTATAAAGACGGTGGCATTAGACACACCAATTTATTTACTTACCCCGACTATACAGATAATGAAACGATTGATATGAGTAAAGTTAGTCACTTTGATGTTCACTTAAACGAAGATTTTTCTAAAGATTAGTGGTTGAATGCTATTTTAATTTAATTTTTAGTCTATTTAAATAGATTTTGATGAATTAGACGGTTTTAGTAGACTTCTAGGCATCACTATCGGTCAACCGAGGAATATGACAAAACCGCTCAGATAATTCTGGGCGGTTTTTGTGTTTTTTAAGGAATTATTTTTTTAATTTCTTTCATCTTCAATTTTTATTAACCTATGAAGGAGGAATGTAGAACCCGTCATACGCCCGTTTGTTTATTTCTTTTTCAGGAAATAGTAGCTACCAAATATTTCAAATACGTTAATTTAAAATTACCACTATATTTAATTTTACCAAAAAAATTAAATAAAAAAAAGACTTGTATTTGTAATATTTTAAGTGTAATATTCTTCTTGAGATAAGGTCTACCTTAGTTTTAAGAAAGGAGGTTTGTTGACATATTGGGGTAGCACTTAATAGTTTCTCTGTTATTAAAATAGTTGGAGAAAATTTATGAAAAAAGTAATAAATACTATTCTATTAGCTGCTTGTTTTTTATTCTTTTTAGGTAATTTTACTACAAATGTATTAGCTGAAGGGATAAATGATAAAATGGAAAATGGCACTGAAAGTGATATTAGCTTCCAAAATGGTGAACTCCTAAAAAATTATCTTATCCTAGAAGGTGAACGAGTATACTTTGATTATGATAGAGCAACTCAAGATAAAGTATCAGATGATGTTCTAGAGATGGGAATGTTAGTTGAAGCTATAAGTAAGGATTATTCTGAGAAGACATTCACCCCAGATAAGTATTTTAAAGCTAGTTGGCCTGTCCACGGTAACTATTGTGGACCAGGTCATAATGGGAATAACTTTACGTTGCCAGTAGTAGATGTTTTGGATCAAGGTTGCCAAAACCACGATAGTTGCTATAAGTGGGGTGCCGGTATTGGTGCTAATTGTGAATGTAACCGTCAGCTCGTTAATTACATAAAAGTTTATAGACGATGGATGCCAGCGAATGTCCTTGGCGTAGCCGATGCTATTAGAGTATATTTTGAGACAGTAGGTTCTATAGGATGTTAAATTTCAAAAAAAACGTTAGTGATTATTCGAAGTACTATATTTTGAGTATAGTGTTATTATGGATAGGAATGTTCTTTGTTCCTTGGGATAAGACTCTATTCGGTGTTTCGATTTATCTGTTTGTTATGCAAAAGTTATTTATAGTGTTTGGTTTGACGGCTATCTTCATGGCCTTTGTGTCTAAAAAAATAAATCTATTTATTTGGGGAATATTATTTATTTTCGCATTTTGGATTAATATGTTTTTGTTATTTTCCGTATTACCAATTTTGGGAAATTAGTTTAACAAAAAAGAAGAGGGGGGTCTCCCTCTTCTTTTACGAATAAATAGATAAGGAGGTACTTATGCTAACATACGACGAGTTTAAGCAAGCGATTGACAATGGATATATCGCAGGCGATACAGTAGCGATCGTGCGTAAAGACGGACAGATTTTTGATTATGTGTTGCCACATGAGAAAGTAAAGAATGGAGAAGTTGTGACTAAGGAAAAAGTGGAAGAGGTGCTGGTGGAGCTTTCGAGACAAGTATTTTCTTTGCCCCCTGAGAAGTAGTTTTATTAAAGGGGTAAATAGGGGGCATAAGTTTAAAACTTACATAGTTGATTCGAAGCAATTATATAAAGTTTCGTTATTTTGTAGCTTTATAAAATCAAAGTTTATTATATTATATGTGCACAATATTAAGTAATCTTTAAAAGACGCTGTTAAATAATTGCATAGATAAAAGCCCATTGCATCAAGCGTTACAGCCTGTGCAGTGGGCTTTTTTGTGTTCAGGGGGGTAAAAAAGGGGTAAAAAATTTAATAGTTTTCCATAATATCAGCTACACTTGATTTCATTTTCTTTGTGACATGCGTATAAATTTGGGCAGTAGTTTTAGCGTCTGCATGTCCTACACGTTCCATGATTGATTTTAGCGGCACGTTATTCTCTGCTAGACGGCTAATAAGAGTGTGACGGAAGATGTGGCTAGTAAGTTTTTTTGTAATTGGGTCTTCCAATCTTTCATTAGCTTTTTTTAAAGCTAAGTTGAATGAGTTAGTCTGATTGGACAC